CCAGGCAAACCACTAGGGCTTGTATAAAGTTTAAAATTATTTAATGCATAATTAGTTTCCGTTGGATCATAAGATCCAAAAACTAAATTAGTGTCAAAAGTTGTAGTAAAAGTTTGATCATTTGGCGTAGGTAAAACTGCGGCTGATAAAAAAACTTGCGCACCTTGATAGTATTGTTGATTTGTTTCAGTAACTAATGCCATGTTTTATTAAGATTTTTCGTTTGCTTCTACTTGTGCAACTTCTTGAGCCGCTACATCTATTATAGTAGGATCATTTATTATTACACCCGCATATTTTAATATACGAATTATAATGTTAGTTTGCTCTGAAATGGTTAAGTCAAAATTAACAGAACCCGAGGGATTAACTATGTATTGACCTTGTTGTCCAGGTCTAAAACTCCATATTGGACTTCTAGGTTTTACAATACAATTTACTTCAACACTACTCGGCAGTGGTGATATTTTAAAATAAGGAACATATCCAGGCTGCAAGATACCACTATCAGTATATGCTAGAGGATATTTTTCAGTTGGTGCCGTCAATTTAGATCGTGTAATTTTGTTGTATTCAGACTTGGAAACAAGTTGAGTTATATAATCACCGCCAGTTGTGGTGGCGTTAGAACCATAAGAAGAACTAGGGGAAGTAGAAGAATTATATGTAGAAAGTATTTCACCTGTCCAATATATTTCAAATGTACCCTCGCCTGTGCTAGGGTCTGGCGCTATGTAAGCCCATCCTTTTTGATTTACGTCGTAGGTAAAAAGTAAATCTTTTACGAATGGAGTAATCTTTTCCTCTTGATTTTTAAAAATATTAAAATACTGAGTGTCGTTTTGTGTGTTGTTTTGGTTTTGACGGTTTAATTGATTTCCATCTGGAAAATATGATTCAAATATTTCCAACTGTACTTGCTGTGCTAAATTATTAAATTCAGCAGGAGTTATATAACCTCTTTGCTCTTTATTTAATATTTGCAAGACTGTTTGATATACCGTATTTACATTTACCATATTAATTTTTTATTTATACTAAAAAGGCGGCCGAAACCGCCCATGTATTAGTATCACTTGTTTTTATAGTTTTTTATCTATAGATTTATAGATCTCAACACCTTCGTCTGTTTTCAAGAAAGCAGCGAATGCTGAGTAAGGGTTTTCATCAAAAGGTACGTTCATTAATTTTCTACCGTTTGATCCCCACGTAAATGTTCTTTGATCGCTTGATAAGTTGATAATACCAGCTTCAGCAGCTCTAATAGCTGTGTTTCTTAATTGAACATTATCATCCTTAGCTAAACTTAAAAATAAACTTGGATTTGTTCTAGAAAATAAAAGTAAATCTCTTTTAATTTCTTTAGAACTCATAGTGTTAACTTTTGATCCAATTTCCACTCTTAATATAGCCTCAGCTTGATCAATATCTATATTTCTAGCCGCGTTCATAGCGTCTATTTGCATATCTAATATCTCTAATTGATCTACAGCTTCTTCTTGAGCGCTAAATTCATCATATAACTTACCTTTTAGCGGGTGATACAAAGACAATAGTTTTTGTAAGTTTTGCTGTTCTTTTCTCACAGTTAAAGTCCCGTCACTAAATCTAATGTGACCCATTGTACACTCCCCTTTTTGTTCATCTACAAATGGTGAACTTTGGTTTGTTGCATATCTAATTTCTCTTTGTTTACCTGTTTTAGGATCAAAATAAAGTAAAGCGTGTTTTGTAGTATGCCTTCCCGGTATAGTAAGAGTTAAAGGAGATTTATTTCCTTTTAAATAATAAATTCTATCTTTGATTTCCCACGCGTCTTTAGCGGGTTTAGGTGGTGTTTTTGTAACCACTTCCTGAGGTGCAACCTCAACAGTTTCTACTGCTGTAGCTTTTTTAGCCATAATATAATAAGATTAAATAGTTAATAAAAAACCCCAGGGCTACGCTCACTGTGTAGCCCCATGGGGTTTAGTTTTAAGAAGTAATTACACTCCTTTGAATAATACAAAGTTGTTAGCAGCTTGTGTTACTAAACATCTTTCAGATAGGAAGTTTACTTCCATAGCATCTAAAGTAGATGTAAATGCACCACCAGCAGAACCAGTCAACCAAGATTTCATACGACGATCGTCAGCTTGTGAAGCTCTGTATCGTACGTGCAAGAAAGGTCTACGGATGTTAGTTCCTAAAACTTGGTCATAAACAGTTGATGTTCCAGCTGGTATCAATACACCTTCAATAGAACTAATTCCATTGATAGCACCACGAGTTGAAGCATCGTTTAAGTATTTCCAATCAGTTTTGTAGAAATCATAAGATCCTCTACGGAAACCACTAAATCCAAGATTTAATGCCATTTCCTCAGAGTTTTCAAATAAACCAAATGCAGTACCACCGGCAGTTCCACCAGAGATTGCAGCTAGCATATCATCAAAATCAAGAGCTGTTTGTCTATTTAAGAACAACATGTTTTCTTCAATAGCACCTTGAGTATCTAAGTTTTTCAATATTTCATCGAAATCACTAAGTCCAGAAGCAGCAGTAAATCCTACTTGTACATTACCACGAGATTGGATAGCAGCAAATAGACCTTCAGATCCTGGCAAACCAGCAGCTGTGTTTACACCAGCAGCAATTTGGTTATACTCACTTTCAACCATAGACATTTCTAAGTAATCTTCAAAACGCAAACGAGTTTCAGATTCAGCTTTTAAATACCATAAGTATCCAGACGCACCGTCTTCAGTAGCAACTTCAACCCATCCAATTTGAGCCATATCAGATCCAGATACAGTGTATTGATCTCTAATAATGATTGGTGAGTTAGAAAATTGAGTTAAAACAGGTTCTATAGAGTTTCTAGCAGCACCATTACCAGCACTTCCAGCACCAATAGTAGTTCCTTTAGTATAAGCAGATCCGTATACAAAGCACTTAATGCCAGCAGGTCCTGCACCAGCAACGAAATTCGCGGCTACACCAGACCAAGCGCCAACGCCGATAAGACCAGCACCATCAAAAGGAGTTACAGTGAAACTACCACCAGCACCTAAAGCACCAACAGCGCTTACAATGGCTTTTGATTCTCTACCGTTTACTGGGTTCAAGAATACAATTGTATCATTAACAGATACAACAACATTTTGACCAGCAGGAAGCGTGATAACGTTATCAATAGGAGCAGCACCATTAGCACCTACACCAAAATCAGTGTAAGCAATATGCAGTCTATTTTGCTCAGACCAAATTACTTGATCAGATGTCATTGGCATTTCAGCGCCAACCATACGCAAGAAACCAGATAACGTTCTGTTTCCATAACGCTCTACTTCTTGTTCGTAAATTTCTGGTAAATACTGCTGGGCGAAAGAATCACCACCAGTTGCAGCAGCACCAGTGTTAAATTGTAGGTAGTTACTATTTAATACTTCCTGTGTAGGATTAGGTATTAAACTACCAAATTGAGGAGTTAAACTCATAATTTTAAGTTTTTTTAGTTAAATTTTCTAGTTTTTATTTTTAGCTTTGTAGAGTCAGCGCCTGAAATAGCTTTAACTTTAAGTCCGCCGATAAACACATCACCCTGCGTAGTCCTAGCTTTAGTGTCACTTAGGTTTTTTGATTTGTTTACAACATCTTTTACCGCATCTGCTTTTCCTTGCTCATAAAAATGAGCGGCAATCTTATCTACATTTTCAGCAGCATAAATAGCTTTGTGATAACCATTAACGTCTTTAACATTACCATTTTCGTCTAGGAACTTCCCAACGAGGTTTGTTATATTAGACTGGCTTTCTGCAACTTTATCTTTGTTTTGAATGTTATACTTATATTTCTTTTCACCAACACTGATATCAAAACCTTTGAAATCATTGCTAAAAAGCTTTTTTGTATTATCTTTAAACAATTGATGCTGTTGCTCAGCTTGTTCTTGCTCCTTGTTATATCTATTGAAAAAATCCATAGCTTTTTGTTGTTCCTGAGTAACGCCCGGTCTCAACTTGATCTCGTCGTAATATTTACTCTTTGTTTCCTCTAAAAAGTTTTTGGCTTTCGCAACTTCTTCTTTAAACGCAAGTTTCTTTTTGCGTATATCCCTTTCTTCATCTAAGTCTTCATCGTAGTCAAAATCTTCTAACAAAAGATCAAGATCTTCAGAATCTAAATAGGGTTTATTTTTTTTATAATACTCTTTTATAAGAGTTTTATCATCTATATTGCTATAATCAGCGTTAAGACGAGTATAATCTTCTATTGTCCCACCGGTTTCTTCCATAAACAAAACTAGCTTTTCAATATTTTCCGGTAATGATTTACCTAATATTTTTTCATCTCTTATAGCTTCTTTAACTTCTGCTTCAACTTGTTTTACTTCAGCTTCTGTTACTTCTTGGATCGGAGAAAACCCTTCAGCAGTCTCGTTGGACTCTTGTACAGGTTCTCCCACCTTTGCGCTATCTCCGGATGGTTCTTCCACAGATACCTCCTTTGTTTCTCCGATTTGAATGGCATCGTCTTCTTTTTTAATTTCAACCTTAGTTACATTATCTTCTAATTCTACTAAAGGTTCTTTTGGATTAACATTTACTTTTGTAATGTTATCTTTTGTTTCGTTTAATTTTTTAGGTGTTTTCTTTTTTGTTTTTAATTTAAACTCACCTTCCTGTTTAACAGGTTCATTTGTTTTTACTTCTGACATAATATAATATAATTAAATAATTAATAAAATTTTAAGCTTGTTGCTCGGGGGTAGCTATCATTTGCGATTGGCCACCTGTATCTTCTTGGAAGTCTATTGGTAATAAATTATTTTTTCTTTGATCTATCATCTTACTTTGCTGCGTACCTTCCATTTTTATACGCTTGTCTTTTGCAGCTTCTCTCTGCTGTTCCTTTTGACCTTGAGCTTGAGCTTGTAATTTAGCCAACTCCATGTCAAATTGATGTTGCATTTGCATTTTTTGCTGATCAAGCTGAGCTTGAATCTGCATTTTTTGAATTTCCATTTGAGTTCTAGACTGCTCGTATTGAACTTTAGAACCGCTAATTGCTTCTTGCTTCTGAACTTCATTCATTGCAATTTTTTCATTAGCCTCTGCTTGAGATTCCGCTTGAGCTCTAATATTAGCCTGAGCATTTTCTTGATCTTGTTTTGCCTTTGCTTTACGCTTAACTTTAAGAAGTTGATTTGCTAATTTAAGATTTTTAATTTGTCTTAAATCTATAGCGTCTTCAAGATCTATACCGCCTTGCTGCAAAGCAACCTGAATGTTTGCTTCTAACTGAGCTTTTTCCTCATCATCAGGCTCTAGCTCTAAGAAAATTCCAAAATCATGTAAGTTTAAATTAGCCACCTCTTTTAACGTGTTAACATTATAAGTGCTAATAGAATTAGTTAATGATTCTGCTGTTAAAGGAAATTGTAAAGCATCCGCTAATTTAAGAGCTATGTTTTCAGCAACTCTAAGTGTTAAATAAGATGAAGATTGTTTTATATGTCTTGTGGCAACGTTAGAAGCGTTAGCAGCCATTTTTTGTAGACCTACTAAAGTGCCTTTATCTGGAGTGCTTCCATCTCTAGCTTCGTTTAGTCCCGTCACATCGCGTATCATCTGTAAATAGTACTGATATGTATTTATAAGACTTTGTATTTTGCCTTGACCAGAACTAGAGTTTAATTCTTGAATTGGTACTTTTCCAGGATTCATATCACCATCTTGAGTAAGAGATCTACCTACAATCGAACCTGTTTGAAAATACATATTTAATGCTTCAGCCGGGTTATAATTAGTACCATTACCAAGATCAACTTCAGCAAGTCCATCCATATCTAAATAAACACCGTCTGGTACTATTCTAGACATCACTTGTTGTAGCTTTAAATGAGTTATTTGAATCATATCAGCAAAACCAATACATTTACTAACTAAACTTTCTATTCTGCCTTTATACATTCTAGGCGAACAAATGGCATAATTCATTTTTACTTTGGTAGTATCAGCGTAAGGTCTTGACATGTTTTCCGCCAACTCCCATTTTAACATTGTATCCGTTCCTAATACTTTAGCACCATGGTATAAAACCTCAATAGATCTTGAAACTCTTTCAAAGTTATCATTTTCTGGTGGATTAAAACTATCGTCTTTTTCAATAGCTTTCATTAAACCTTGATCAGTTTGCTTTATTTTAAAAACTTGATCATTGTATGTTTTGTAATCAAAGTATAAAACCTGTACTGTATTTTCATCATATCCACCCCAGCCAGTTATATATTGTCTATTGCCTGGCATTTGTTGTATACGTTCTAATTCTCTTTCAGATATGTTTGGAAACTCTTTTTTGAGTTCTGGTATTGTTATAGATTTTATTTCACCTACATAATATATATCTTCAAAATTAGGATCTTCAGTATATGAATAAACCATATAAGCTGGATCTACGTAATCAATGGTAACTCCATTAGCTGTATTAAAACTAGTTTTAGCCGCTGCAATACCGCAAACAGCTAAATCCATGTTTAACCTTCTTTTTACTAGTTCATACTTATTTTGAGCCATTATAGAAGATATAGCTTCTTCTTCTGCAATTTCAATGCTTTGTTTATACGAAAGTTGCATATGAAGTTCTAATTCTTCTTCATTTTCTGGCAATAATTCAGGGTTTAAAGTTTGATATAAATCTATACCTAAAGTCTGCTTTAAATTATCTAAATAATCTTGAGCCAGCATATCTTCGTAGATTTTAGAAGCATACTCTGTTCTTTTCTTTATAGACTCTGGATCTTGAGCATAAGCTTTAACGTCATAAGAACGTTCTGATATACCGTTAACAACAATATCCACAAACTTAGATAAAATAGGAACTGGTTTCCAGTCTAAATTAAGATAAGACAAATCACCATTAATAGATAATTCATCTTTATATTTTTGAACTGGTTGCTCGCCTCTAGCGTATAATCTTAATGTATTAAAATTATTCCAATTGGTTAAATAAGCGTTACCGTTCATTCTACCTGATTTGAACCACTCATATTCAATAGCCATAGCCACTTGACTACCGTATTCCATGCTAGCTTTTTCAGCATTGCTAACTACTTGACTTGGAAAAGCGCTATTTGAATTAGTATATATATTCATTTAACTTATTATTTTTGATGTAGTTCCCCTGTTGTCGTATCTTTTGATACCTAAATCTACAGGTTTTATAATTTTTTTATTTACTGGAGAATACCTATGCTTATTACACGCCATAAGAGCAAGTCCTGAACTAATAGAAGCATCGTGCTTTGTTCTATTGTTTATATTAAACTTAGCCCAATCTTCTAATGTTCTTTGAAAATAAACATCTCCGTAGCCAGATTCTTTTAATCCAACAAAATGCTCTATGTATGTTTCTATAGCTGATGCATGAGCTTGTTTTATATCTTCACTGGAATTTGGAATACCTCCAATTTCTCTTTCTGTTACAGACAGTTTGTTATATTTTTTATCGGGTCTATTCATTGCAAAACCCCTATAACCTCTTCTTTTAAAATAATATAATATCCTAGGTTTATTATTTTCAATTAATATCGGCATTCCATAAAAAACACAAGCCATTAGTACGTCTTCAAAAAATATTTCCGCTGTTTGAGGTCTAGCGATATATTCTAAAAAGAAATGATTAGGTGGCGCGTCTTCCATTGAAAACTTAGTTAAGCCATGTAGAGATCCTTTAGAACCTCTTTTGTCTACGGTTCCTGATATATCGTAAGGATCACATCCAAAAGCGCCAATATGTTCGTTGCTAGGATAATTTTTACCGTTTTTGTTATATCTTTTATTTTGTAAATGAACTGGCGGCACCCATGTTATTAAAAATCTACCGTTGTTATTTGGAACGAATACAACTTTACTATCTTGCTTTCCATCCTCCCATTGAAAAGAACCTTTAGTTACACTTATTGAATTTTTAAGATCTTCATTAAAATCTATTTGCTCGTAGATTTTAGTTAGATTAAATAACGATTCCTTTGATTCATCTCTAAACGCATGCTTAGTAGTTCGAGGAAATTGTCTATAAAATTCATTTAAAGCATCTTGATCTTTTTTAAGACCCTCTACTTCATTATCCCAATATTCTATTACACCTAAATCTATTATTTCACCCTGAGGTCCTTGCTTTGGTTTCTTCGGCGTATCGAAGACAGGTAATCCATAAGAATCAATGTATCCTTCGTAATTCCACTCCATAGGTATAAACAAGCTATATAGTCCAGAGCGAGTTTGTCCATTCGCATTTCGTTGAGTGACGTCTGAGTCATTGTATAGTTTTTTAAAATTGTCTCCACCTTTATCTAATGAGTTACTAGTTGAACCCATCATACACTTTCCTATAATTCTACTACCTAATCGTAAACACGTTTTCGTAACCCTCCAGTTGTTGAGGATGTTCGTCGGACGCTCCCATTTACCGCTTTCGTCGTGGACGAGTAGTTTGAGTTTCTCACCGTCGTACGAGTTGTCACCGGTATTCTTCCAGTCGATCGTGGTGTCAAGTCCATCGAGTTCTCTGAGGGTCTCGTTGGTCTCGAGTTTCTTACGGGTGTACTTGGTCGCGGGTACTCTATACGCGAGCTCGGTCTTGGGGCGGTCCATTCCGTCCTGAATTGGCTTGAAAAAGAAGGGGTAATTAACTGATATCGGTACAACCTTATCCGTGAACATCTTCTTCGCATCTGGTCCACTCTTCGATAGTATTCCATATCTAGAGTCAGAGGATATGGTTGCCAGGTTAACCACCTCGCCTGATGCCATAAATGAAAATCCAGATCGTCTATTTTTAAGGTAGCACAATCCATAACAACGGGCATCGGCCTTACAAGCTTCCCAGAATATGTAAAATAATCTGTTGGCTTCTCGGAAATCAGGTTGACCGACATCAATTTTACTCCACTGCAAGTACATATAATGAGTGCCAGTGATATAAGTAGAAATGCCTTTGTTATAAAACCAAAAGCCTTTTTCTCTTCTAGTAAATTCATTATCGATGTAATCATACCATTTTTCTTTAAAGTCTAAAGGATATTCCTCCCAATCAAATACAGACTTTATTTTTTTTAATACTTTAGGATATTCTGTATATTCCCATTTATCCGTCTCAAACTTGTGTATTTCTTTAGCCTTAGGTAAAGCTATTTTTAAGTTTTGTATTTCGTATATCTCCCCTATTGTACCGTCTTTACTTATTATAACAATATCGTGTTCTTTGTTATAACCATACTCCCATTTTTTGTAACGGTTCATACGTTTTAAAACCTTAGGTTTTATATGATCTTTTAAAATTTTGTATAGTGTTTGTTCGTACATTATTTCTTAGATCTACCTTCGGCAAAACCTTTAAAAGTTCTTTCTTCTTTAACTTCTTTAGGTTTTTCGTTTAATAAGTTCTCTTCTTCTTCAATGCGATTAAGTATTTCAAAGGCATCGAATATGGCTAGCTTTTTTGTGGCCGCTGCGTTTTTGAGTCTGTCAGCTGATATATCATCATCTGAATCAACAATAGCTTCTTTCGCTACTTTAATTAATTCCTCAACTGCTCGCTGCCCAGCTTGGATTATATTCTTCTTCGTTTCCTTGGTGTTCATACTTAATTACAATATCATTAGATTTCATACAGTAAAGTCTCTTTCCTTCAACTAAAAATTCCCATTCACCATTAGGCGTATAGCCAACTAGGTCTCCTGGGTTTATTTCTAGTGCTTCTAAGGACTTATTGCCATATTTTAATATACCAGCAAGCTTCCGCTCTTTATCAAGCGTTAGAGAATCATTACTTTTTATAGGTGTTATAAAACATCTGTCACCAACAGTGTTCCAACCTTTTTTATTTTTATATAAATAAACCTGGTCAAGGTTACAGAAATACAAATCATTTTCAAAATAAGATCTGCTTTTCTTTTTCTTTCCTTTCATATCATAAAAGGTTCTAAATACATTCTGGTGTATAACTACTGTATCACCTTTTTTAATGCTGGATTTAAAAGCTAATGGCGTTTCAATAACCTCAGCTAAACGGTTTACAAACTTCCAGTTTTCGATTTTAGTATTGACAACAACGTCTTTACCCGCTATTTTAACTGTATTTTTATATTTATCACCAAGTGGTTTGACGATAAAATCATATAAGCTTTTCATTAATATTCTAAATCATACTCAACAGATACAGCCATGTTAGAATTAAACTTCTTCCAAGGTAATACCTCGTCTTTTTTCTTTATATGAATATTATAAGAACCATCAGCATCATTAAACAGAATATAAGCTATCTCGTGACCTCCATAAACCTGCTGTCCCACGGAGTAGTGCATAGCGTCATTTTTGTAATCAGAACCAATACTAATTTTTCTTATAACTGAATCCATTACGCTTCTTCAGTTATTTCAGTGTATTCGCCGGTTTCAAGATCAATAGATATTTTTCCATAAGCTTCTTCTAAAGATTTTTTTTCTTTAGCTAAACTTTCGTTAACCTCTGCCACCTTGTGCAATAAAGCGTGCTTTTGTGTTTCTATAACGCCTATTTCAGACACTAAGCCGTCTAACTCTTTTTTAATAGAAGTTACAGCCTCTAGTTCTTCTTTTTTAATTTTTGCCATTTGATTTAATTTAATTTAATTGTTTTATAATTATATAGTTACACCTGTTTTTTAAAATCTACTTTTTACCTTTTCCTTCTTTGTCAGGTATTCCATATTTTCCTTTATTTTCAACAACTCCTGTGCTAGGATCTGCTATTTGAGCATCTACTATAGCTTGCGCAGTTGCTTCAGTTAATGAATTTAATTGCGCTATTTTAGCTACGGTGAAAAAATCGCCTTTATTTGATTGAAAAAATGCTAATACCTGATCATATTCTGCTGGAGTATAAGGACCTTTAGGACCTTTCCCCATTGCGTTACCACCAGCTATACCTATCCACCCCATATTAGTATACTGCTACAAGTTTTCCGCATGTTGTACCAGTGTCTAAT